CGGAGATGGTATCTTATTAAGAGGATTTGTAAGATCATCCTCATATTCGTTTACTGCAGGATCCCCTATATATATTAGTTCTACTTCAGGACTTATGACTAATAATATAGGTACTGTAGGAAGTGGAGATTATGCAAGAATAGTTGCATATTGTACTAATAATTCAACAGATACAATTTATTTTAACCCTGATAACACATGGGTGAAAAAAGCCTAAATTATGCCAACAATTTCAATATCACCATATAGTTCAGGAGGAAATTACGCTTTTACCACAGGGTATAGGGGTCCAACAAACTCATGGACTGGAGTTCGTAATGCTACAACCGGTACAGGAGTACAACAATCAAACCCTGGAATAAGAGTATCAGCTATTTCTGGTGGTAGAGGTATTAGTTATAATCTGAGTAGGTTATGGATGTGGTTTGATACATCAGCATATTCAAATATTACAGATATAACATTAAACATCTCCTGTTTAGTATCACCAACAATAACATTTGATATACAGGTTGTTGAAGGAGATGGATTTAATAACAACACTAACACTACTTTAACTACTGCAGAATTTAATGATTTAGATTTTAATAATGCTTATTTAAATAGTACTGGTGCTTGGAATAATATTGCGGGTTTAAACAGTTATACTTTAAACAGTTCGGCTGTTACTGATTGTAACGCTAATAGTAAATTAGGTATATGTGTTATTAATGAACAGTGGGATTATCAAGATGTAGATCCATATTCGGGAATTAGTTTTGATTTTAATAATTATGTGGATTTTGGAAATCCCTCAAAAACAAATATTGCAATCACATATACATCAGGTTATGGAAATGAAGTAAATGGAGTTGCTTCAGGTGATATAGGAGAAGTAAATGGAGTATCAACCGGAGATATTGGTGAAATAAATGGTATATAGTTTGGATATAAAATAAGTTTTTATTATATTGGTTAAATAGTTTTAAAAAATGTCATATGCAGAAAATCTTATTTATTGCTCCCCATTTGTCTACAGGGGGGCTTCCACAATATTTAACAAAAAAAATAGAATTATTAAAAGAAGAATTTGATATTTATTTAATTGAATGGACTGATTGTACTGGAGGTAGATTAATAGTACAAAAAAATAAAATAACAAATTTAATAAATAAAAATAAATTTTTTACATTAGGAGAAGATAAAACAGAATTATTTGACTTAATAAATAAAATTCAACCTAATATAATCCATTTGGAAGAAATTCCAGAATATTTTATGGAAGATGACATAGCTAGAAAATTATATTCTACAAAAAGAGAATATTTTTTAGTTGAAACATCCCATGACTCATCAATGAATACAGACAATAAATTATTCTTCCCAGATAAATTTATGTTTGTATCAAATTGGCAAATTGAGCAGTATAAAAACATAGATATACCTAAAATATTAGTTGAATACCCAATTGAATATATTCCTAGACCTAATAGAGAAGATGCGTTAAAACGCTTAAATTTAAACCCAAATAAAAAACATATTTTACATATTGGTTTATTTACTTCAAGAAAAAACCAAAAAGAATTTTTTGAATATGCTAAAGCTTTACCTGAATATGAATTTCATAGTGTGGGAAATCAAGCAGATAACTTTAAATGGTATTGGGAACCTTTAATGAAAGAAAAACCTAATAATTTAACATGGTGGGATGAAAGAACGGATGTTGAGAATTTTTACCAATCAATGGATTTATTTTTATTTACATCTAGAGGCACAGCTAATGATAAAGAAACAATGCCTTTAGTTATTAGAGAAGCTTTATCTTATCAAATCCCACAGCTATTATATAATTTAGAAGTATATCAGAATTATTTCCATGATTATGATACTATTAATTATTTAGATTTTAATAATTTTAATGAGAATGTTAAATTAATTAAAGACCAATTCACCATTCTTCCTAAAGTGTTTGAAAAAGAAGAAGCATATGTTATATGTACTTATCCCAAAACACAAGCAGTTGTAGACACTACAATAGAATGTATCAAATCATTAAGAAAAAATAGCAATAGAAAAATTATTATATCAGCTCACTGTCCAGTTCCAAAAGAATTACAAGATATGGTTGATTATGTTTTTTATGAGAAAAATAATCTATTAACAAAACATACATTTTATTCAGGTTATTGGATGTATCATGATCAATATAATACTCATGTAAATTTAAAGGGCGAAGATAATGATAGATATCACGGTCCTGCATGTTATACATCCTTTTACAACCCATCAACATTCGCTAAAGGATTAGGGATTAAAAAATTATACTATATTAATTTTGATTATATTCTTAAAGATAGTAGCTATATAGATTATATATCTAAAAAATTAAATACTCATGATACTTTCTTTGGTGAATATGAAGCACAAGAAGGTAAATGTTATTATACATATTTTTTCGCAGCTAAACCCGAGGCAATTTTAAGACATTGTAATTTTATAGAAACAGAAAATCAATATAATAGTCTTATGGATAAGTATGGGGCTGAATCTAATGGTATTGAAAATTTATATTATCATATATTTAAAAATAATATAAATAATTATATTGAACCAAAAGAAAAATTTGAATCTGATGCTGAAAAGTATTTTGAGTTTGAGGATTATTCAATGGTTGAATATTATACTATACTCCCCACAGATGTAGATAATCATTTTTGTCCTTGGGTAACTATTTCTAACGCTAAAGAAAGTAAAAACATATATTATACAGTAGAAAAAAATGGTGAAATTATTATTGATAGATTACTAGAAGTTAGAGGAAAATTTTCATTTTGGGATTTAGTAAAATATGATTTAGATGATAATATCATAGTTACATTTGATGTAAAAGATACTAATACTGGAGAAAGTGTAAAATATCATAAATTTAATTTAAATAAAGATTATTTTTTAAATACAATGCCTAATAATGGTATGTTTAATTGGAAAGGAGATAGAAGTAGATACAACCCTAAAATTAAACTAATGCATTTAGTTACAGAGCCAGATGTAAATGAAAAGGAAATAAGATCAGTAAAAAATATTAAAGAATTTTGTGAATCAACAGGCATAGAATATGAACAAAGAATAAATAAAATATGGACTGATTTACCCCCAATTGATACTTGTAATAGACCTGAAGATGTTCAAGACAAACCAGGACATTATAAGTTAGCACCAGGACATTATGGATGTTATAAAGCACACACAAATGCTATTATGTCTAAAAATAATAAAGATTATGATTATGTTTTAATTTTTGAAGGAGATGTTATTGTTGATTCACCATTTGAGGAGTTAAAACAAGCATTAGACCGTTTTAGTAATTTATCTAAATCTAACGATCAGGATATTATAGGATTTGGTAATCCATACCAAAATCGTAATTTAAATGGTCCTAAAATTGAAGACATATATACTAATGTATCCCCATTTATCCCAGCTCAATCCTATTTAATTAATAAAAATAAATTACAATTTATTCAAAATAAAATTAAAAATACAAAATGGGACGCTTTTGATATGTGGGTATGTAATGTTGCCCAATTAAAAGTAGGAACAGCTGAAAAAATTTATACTAAACATCTACCAGGATTTAGTATAATAGAACAAGAAATAAAAACCACGGATGAAAATAGTCCATTAATATTTGCAAAACAATGAAAATATGTCACGTAGACCCAGCTTGTGGTTTAGATATACCTCCTAAAGATTGGGGAGCTATAGAAAAAATAATTTGGGAGTTTGAAGTAAACCAAACTATTTTAGGTCACGATTCTACTCATAAAATGGCAGCTGACATTAAATTTGGGGATTATGATATTGTTCATTGTCATGTAGCTAATTTAGCAATTACTCTACAAGAAAGAGGTATTCCTTATGTGTATCAATTACATGACCACCACGTTTTACATTATGGTAAAGATTCTCATGTTTATAAATTAAATTTAAAAGCAATTGAGGGATCAATAATATCTTTAATGCCAGCTAATTGGTTAGTTAAATATTTTGACAACCACCCAAAATGTGTTTATTTTTCTCATGGGGTTAATACTGATGAATTTTATCCTAAAAAATCAACAATTTCAAAACCTCAACAGCCAAAACTATTAATGTTAGCTAACAATGGTTTAGGAGGAAATCGTGCATTTGATAGAAAAGGATTTCAATATGGAATAGGTTTAGCAGCATTAAATAATTTAGAAATTACTATAGCAGGACCCACAAATAATCAAAATTTTTTTAATGAAAACCTTTGGGCTTTAAATTATCCAAAATTAAATTTAGTATTTGATACCCCAAATAGTGAATTATTAGATTTATATCATGACCACGATATTTTTATTCACCCCACTATGTTAGAAGCAGGCCATCCAAATTTAACAATGATTGAAGCTATGGCAGCAGGTCTACCCGTTATAGCAGATTGGGAAATGGAGGTTGATTTACACGGGTGTTGGAGAGCTCCTAGAGATGTATTTAAAATGAATGAAGGATTAAAACATATATTAGATAATTGGTCTGATTATACAAAAAATTGTATGATTACAGCTAATAAATTATCATGGTTAAATCGTACAAAAGAATTAATAAAAATATATAATGAAAGAAATTTTAATTAAAGAATATAACAATTTAATAAAAAACCCAATCAAATCATTATTTCCAAAAAATAATGTTTATAGTACCTTTATTAATGGGGCAAAAATTGAAGTATTAGGAGATATAGAAAAAAACTATAAGGTTCAATTTATTGATAGAAATACAGATAAACTTGTCCATGAAACAGAAATAAATAATAATATGTGGTCTAAGTTAAATAAACAATATTATATTGATTGTTTAATTAAAGTAATAGATTTAGAAACTAATGAAATAATAGAACATACATTTGATGCAAAGGATAAAAGGGTTTATATACACTTTGCTTCAAAAGCATTAGGTGATACTATAGCATGGGTACCATATGCTGAAGAATTTAGAAAAAAACATAAGTGTAAATTAATTATATCTACATTCCATAATGAAATGTTTGAAGAAAATTACCCTGATATAGAGTTTATCAAACCAGGAACCCCTCAAGATGACTTGTATGCTATGTATGAGGTAGGATGGCATTATGATGAAGAAGGAAACATTGACCATAATAGAAACCCTTTAGACTTTAGAAAAATACCTTTGCAAGGAGCAGCATATGATATTTTAGGATTAGAACCAGAAGAAATTAAACCCAAACTAACATTTAAAAATACAGGACCAACAATAGAGGGTGATTATGTAGTTATAGCCCCACATGGATCTTCACATGCTAAATATTGGAACTATCCTGGGGGATGGCAAGCTATTATAGATCACTTAAATAGTAAAGGATATAAAGTAGTAATGATTACCCAAGAACCTTTAGGTGATAAATGGCATGATTCTAAATTAGGAGGAACTTTAACTGGAGTTATTGATAAAACAGGTAATCATCCTTTAAGTGAAAGAGCTAATGATATGTTAAATGCTAAAGCTTTTATTGGTATTGGAAGTGGGTTAAGCTGGTTGGCTTGGGCTTTAGAAACCCCAGTAGTAATGATTTCAGGGTTTAGTGAAGCTTATAGTGAATTTAAAGATTGTAAAAGAATATCTCCACCCAAAAACAAATGCTCTGGGTGTTTTAATAGAACAAGATTAGATGCTGGAGATTGGGAATGGTGTCCTGATCATAAAAATACAAATAGAATGTTTGAATGTACTAAATCTATAATACCATCTACGGTAATTAATGCCATAGATATTCAACTAGAAAAATCTCTTTGATATTTATAACAAAATTATAGTATAAAATGGCAATAACTCTCTCAAACTCAGGTATAACATCAGGCTCAATAATAAAATCATCTGAAGTATCTCAATCAATAGATGCTTTTGCAGGTTTAGTAGCTTACGACATCCACCAATCAGGATCTTTCAACCAAACAGGATCTACAGTTTTATCAGGTTCAGTTTATTTACCTGACAATACTCATATAGGAATAGGTACTACACCTTCTGCAACAGCTGGAGTTAAATTATCATTAAAAGCAAATGATTCTAGTAATGACCCAACAATCTTATTAGATGCATTTGGTGCGGCAGATTCAGCTACTATAGGATGGAAAAATCCTGATGTGAGGTGGAATTTAGGGTTAAGTGGGGGTAGTGCTGATGCTTTTACATTGCAAAACCAAACAACAAATAAATTTCCTATTTTAGTAGATTATTCTTCTTCTAATTCTACAATAGTACTAAGAAATGATAATGGGTCAGATATATTCCAAAAAGTAGGAATTAATTGGCCTTATGGTGAAATGCCAATAACAAACCCAAACCACACACTTTTAGTTAGTGGATCAATTACTGCTTCAAATGGATTTTATGGAGAACTTGTAGGTTCAGCTGATAATGCTGATAAGACTAAAGTAAGTCTTATGATTACAAATGCAACAATGCCCGTTTTAGTTATGCCAGGAACAACTACTGGTGATTATGAAGATATTATGGCTAATCCAGCAGAGATGAACTATAATGGTCTAACCAAAATATTAGAAGTAACATCATCATATGCATCATTGGCAGTTTCTTCTTCTTATTCTTCAACCGCTTCATTTGTACAAATTTCAACAGCATCCCAAGCATCAACAGCATCTGTTGTGGGTGCCGTAGAACATAAAATTTTATTTGGTAATAATGTAGGTTTATCAAGAATAAATAATCTTTTAGAATACAACACAACAACTGAAATTTTAAAAGCCCCTAATATAATATCTAGTGGTCTAATAAGTTCATCAGGATTTACAGCTAGTTTATTAGATGCTGTAACAAGTGAAGTTGTAAACCTAACAGTAGCCCCAGCATCAGTATATAGTGATAGAAATCAAAGATTTTATATGGGTAATAGAAGCACAGGATCAGATGCTTCAATGGCTCTAATAGTAGGAGGAGGAAGCTCTGTCTCATACTCAGCTTTGATAATTAATAGACACCAAGAATTAACATTTGGTAATCCTGGAGCTAGTTTTGATTATCCTTTAGGGTATACTGTTGGTGAAGCTAACTCATATGCTCAATTTGAAAACACCAATAATCAATCATCATCAATGGTCGCTATAAAAGGAGCATCAGGTGCTGATGGTATCTTATATTTAGGGGGTAATAATGAATATGGTGGAGGTATTTTATACCATGGAAGTGATTTAGGATCAAAACTTCCTAGCACATTTGCAGACACCTCAACAGCATTATATAGAAGTAGTAAATCAGTAGCAGAACCTGTATTAGACTTTCCTAATGACAATAACCATATTATGGTTAGATTAGATAGAGAGGCTGATGCGGATAATTTAGATTACTTTGGTATGGGACCTACAGGTGGCGACATCTATAAACCATGGAAAAAAACTTTTATGCTAAATAAACAGGAAACTTCTTCGGGTGTAAATGTAAGTTTAGGAAAAGTACCAACTGCAGGTGTTGGTGTTTATTCAATAAAATATATAGTTGGTAAATGTAAAAACAATTCACCTATGGATGCAAGTGCTGTTGTAGAAAAAATGCAAAACTGGAGGGTAGAATTGCCTGGTAATACACCAATAATAATGATTAATGGTTCAGCTGCAAGTGCTACAACTATTGAAGCTACTGATGCGGTAATTGCTACTCAAACCCAAATCACTGCTGGAGCGGGTGTATTAGAATTTTTCTCTACAGGTGATGCAAATTTTCAAGTAGTTCATAATGGGTTTGTAGAAGTAACATACTTCCCATATGCTTAATCAAAATAAATAAATTTTAATAACAAGTTTTAATACGTATAAAAGATGACAAAATTAACAGATCAAGAAATTAAAAAGGTTAATGATTTAAAAATAGATTTTAACCAAATAACACAGGCCTTAGGCAGTGTTGAAATTCAATTAATTAATTTAGAATTACAAAAGGAACAATTAAAAGTGGAAGTAGTCAGAGTCCAAAAAGAAGAAGTAGAATTAGCTAAAGAGTTAGAAAAGAAATATGGTAGTGGAACTATTTCTTTAGAAACCGGTGAATTTTCTCCTGAAAAATAGATTTTTGACAAAAAACCATATATTTATTATCAAAATATAACAATTACATAACATGGCAGAAACATTAATTTCCCCAGGAGTATTAGCAAGAGAAAATGATCAATCCCAGATTACTTCTCAACCAATACAAGCCGGTGCAGCAATAGTAGGACCAACAGTAAAAGGTCAAGTAAATATTCCAAAGCTTATTACTACATACAGTGAGTATCAAGCTAATTTTGGTACTACCTTCGAAAGTGGGTCAGCAAATCAATTAAGTGAATATACTTTCTTAACTTCAATTTCAGCTTATAATTATTTCTCAAATGGAGGAACTTCTCTAATTGTTACTAGAGTAGCTTCAGGTTCATTTACAGCAGCAACATCTTCTAAGATTGCTAATGATCAAGAAACAGGACAAATTTTAGCTGCAACTAATTTATTAGGATCTGCCGTAGGTGGTGGAGGTGGAGATGCTGCATTTACAGGAACACCTGCATTTACAGGAGGGACAGGAGCAGGATTAACACTTAACGCAGCCGTAACAACAAATGGTGGTGTTAAAGCAGCTATTCCATTATCATCAGTAACTGTAAATCCAACAGACGCTGTAGATGGGACTTATGCTACTACAATTTTAAGTGGTGGGACAGGAACAAATTTAACAGCATCAGTTGTAGTAGCAGCAAATACAATATCTAGTATTACAGTACCAGCCGCAACTTCAGGTTCAGGATATGTAGCAACAGATTCATTAACAATAGCAGCAGGTGATTTATCAGCAGGAGAGTTAGTAGCAGGAACAAGTGCAGTACCAACAGGAGCAGGAGTTGCTGCAGGTGCATACGCCAATTCAGTAACTTCAAATGCAATTACAATTACTGCAGCGATGGTTGACACAGCAGGAGCTTCAGGAGGTACTTTAACAATTACAACAGATGGAACAGGTGCAACAGTTGCAGGTGCTGCAATATTAGTAGCTTCAAGTACAGGATATGTAAATGGTTCAATAATTACAATCCCAGCAGCAACTTTACAAGCTGACCCACAGTTAGGAGCAGCAGGAACAGGAGGAGATATGGTATTTGTTGTAGGAGCTTCAAATGTTGAATTATCTAGTGCCGCAACAATTGTATTAACTGCTGCAGATTTATTTTACTCACTAACAACTTTAAATGCTGCTACAGAAGGTACAGGATATGAAGTTGGTGATCAATTAGTAATTGCAGGTGGTGCTATGGGTGCAAATTCATCAGCATGTACAATTACATTAGTAGATGCTGATATAGTAGATGGAAATGCATTTATATTAGAATCAATTGGTCAAGGTAATATTATGAATAGCACAGGAGCTGAAAATTCTCAAGGTGCTTTAACAAATGGAACATCTGATAATTTAAGATGGGAAATTACATCACCAAACACATCATCAGGTACATTTAGTGTAGTAATTAGACAAGGTAATGATAATACAAGAGCAAAATCAGTACTTGAAAGCTTTAATAATGTATCATTAGATCCAAAATCATCAAATTATATTTCAAGAATAATTGGTGATCAAACACAAGTAGTAAGAGGAGCAGGAACAACAGATGTTTATTTACAAACAACTGGATCTTATGCTAATGCTTCAAGATACGTAAGAGTAAAAGAAGTTAATTTCAAAACTCCAGATTATTTAGATAATAGCGGAGTAGCAAAAGCTCAATACACAGCTTCCATTCCAGTACAAGCTTCAGGAACATTTGGAGATGCCGTAGGTAGTATTTTAACAGGAACTGGAAAATATTATGATGAAATTGATGGTAATGATACACAAGGATTAGTTGGAGATAATTACACAACAGCTTTTAATATATTAGCAAATAAAGACGATTTTAGATATAATATTATATCAACACCTGGTTTAATATACTCAGAAGGAGATTATAAATCAGTATTAAATACTTTAATTGCAAATACAGAAAATAGAGGTGATAATATTGTAATATTAGATCTTGAATTATATGCTTCATCAATTACAGCAGCTACAGGAACAGCAAATGATAAAGATACTTCATATGCAGCTTCATATTGGCCTTGGTGTATGGTAACAGATCCAGATTCAGGACAAAGAGTATGGGTACCAGCAGGAACATTAATCCCAGGAGTTTATGCTAATAATGATAGAACAGCAGAAGCTTGGTTTGCCCCAGCAGGTATTAATAGAGGTGGATTAGGACAAGTAATTCAAGCAGAAAGAAAATTAACTCAAGCTAACAGAGATGAGTTATATATTAACAAAGTAAATCCTATTGCAACATTCCCAGGAAGAGGAGTAGTAGTATTTGGTCAGAAAACATTACAAAATCAAGCATCAGCTTTAGATAGAGTAAATGTTAGAAGATTGTTAATTGCTCTTAAGAATTATATTTCTCAAATATCTGATAATTTAGTATTTGAACAAAATACAGCAGCTACAAGAAATACATTCTTAAGCCAAGTTAACCCATATCTAGAGTCAGTACAACAAAGACAAGGTCTATACGCGTTTAAAGTTGTAATGAACGATTCAAACAATGGACCCGATGTAATTGATAGAAACGAATTAAGAGGTGCTATATACATACAACCTACTAAAACGGCTGAATTCATTTACTTAGATTTCAACATTTTACCAACTGGAGCAGAATTTCCAGCGTAAAAATTAGAGAGTATAATATTTATAATTGAATAAAAAAAATTAAAAAAACATAAAATGGCAGTATTAGATCCAAACGAAATATTTTTCACAGCATTTGAGCCAAAGGTAGCTAATAGATTTATCATGTACGTAGATGGTTTTCCATCATACATTATTAAAGGTATTAGTGGGTTAGGGTTCGCACAAGATGAAATTACATTAAATCATATCAACACTTATAGAAAAGTTAAAGGTAAGTTGAGATGGAATGACATTACAATGCAATTATTTGACCCAATCACACCTTCAGGAGCACAAGCTGTAATGGAGTGGGTTAGATTACACCACGAATCAGTAACTGGTAGAGATGGTTACTCTGATTTCTATAAAAAAGATTTAACAATTGATGTGTTAGGTCCTGTAGGTGATGTTGTTTCTGAATGGATCATAAAAGGAGCATTTATCAAAGACGGATCGTTTGCTGATATGAATTGGGATACTGATGGAGAAGCTCAAAACATCGATTTAACAATTGGAATGGATTACTGCGTGTTAAATTTCTAATAAGAAATTACATATTTTTGAAAAATAGCTTGGCTTCGGTCAAGCTTTTTTTTATATTATATATGTATACGCGAATATTAAGTTATAACAAATAAAATTTATATGGAAGAATTTAAACTACCTACTGAAAACGTAGAATTACCTTCAAAGGGATTATTATATCCTGAAGACAACCCACTATCTTCTGGCATGGTTGAAATAAAATACATGACTGCTAAAGAAGAAGATATTTTAACAAACCAATCATATATTAAAAAAGGAATTGTATTAGATAAATTACTACAATCTCTTATAGTTGATAAAAAAATCAAATATGATGATATTATTGTAGGGGATAAAAATGCATTGCTTATTGCGGCACGTATTTTAGGGTATGGTTCAACATACGAATTTGAATATAATGGTGAAGAACAATCAGTTGATTTATCTACATTAGAAAATATTAAATTTAATGAAGATTTAATTAAAAAAGGAGTAAATGAATTTGATTATGAACTTCCAAAAATAAAAGCTAATATATCATTTAAAATATTAAATGGTAAAGATGAAAAATCTATTGAAAGAGAACTTCAAGGACTTAAAAAGATTAACAAAGATGCTAATCCTGAAATGTCTACTCGTTTAAAATATATCATAACAGCAATTGAGGGTAACCCCGACAAAAAATCTATTAGGGAGTTCGTAGATAATTATCTGCTAGCCCAAGATTCCAGGGCATTAAGAAACTATATTAAATTAGTTCAACCAGATGTTGATCTAACTTTTTTTCCCGACGGAAGTAGTAATGACGCAATCCTCCCCATTGGACTTAACTTTTTTTGGCCTGACGCTCGATAATGCCCCATCAATTAGAGTAAATGTGTTTAATACAATACACGAAATTGTATTCAATGGTAAGGGTGGATATGATTGGGGAACCGTGTATAACATGCCTATATGGTTACGTAAGTTTACTTTTAATAAGCTAAAAAGTCATTATGATGAAGTTGAAGAGAATAGAAAAAAAGCTAATAAAGGAAAAGGCACACAAATAGATTTAAATAACCCAACTAAATCCCAACCTCCAAAAACTATATCACCCCCCTCTTACGTTTCAAAAAGAACGCAAAAATAGGTTTTTCTAATATTTATAATAAAACAAACCTATAATGGCTGATAATAGTTTAGACCCTAAAAAATATCAACAGGTAGTTGAACTTCTTAAACAAATAAGAAGAGGCTATGAACAGTTAGGAAAAGCAAATCCTTTTACAGGCCAAACAGCCCGTGAGTTTATTGCTGCTATGGAGGATGCTGATGATGCTATTATTAAATTAGTTGATGGTGTAGATGAATTAGATAAGCAATTAGATAATGTTGGGAAAAATGCAAAAAGTTACTATGAAACTTTAATAGGTTTAAATGGTGCTATAAAAAAGCAAAATGAAAGTCTTAACATTACTAAAAGAGCAACTAACCAAATTCAAGGAATTGCTGAAAAATTAAAAGATGATCAGGAAGGCATTAATAGATTAAATGCTAAAGAACTTAAACAACTCCAACAAAAATATAACTCCCAACTTTCTAATTTTAAAATAGCTAATCGTACAATACTTTTAGGAAAAGACGGTAATAAATTATCTGAAGATGCTTTAGCAAAACGTCTAGCAAACTTAATAGTAACAGAAAAGATTACTGAGGGTCATGCAGATATGATAATGGAGATGCAAGCCGAATCTTCAGTTTTAACTGACATAAATTATTTATTAAAAGAGAGGGAAGCAAAAGAAGCAAAGGTTGCAGAGTATAATGAATTAACCAATAAAGCATTAGACTCAGCTGGTGGGTTAATGAAAAGTATAGGATTTGGCAAATATGCTGATGTGTTTAAGGACATAGGCAAAGAAGCTAATGAATTAACTGAAGAACTTTACGACCAACAACAGTCAGCTAGGGATTTTAATAGAGAATTAAAAGCATCAGGACTCTCGGCCGAGGAGATAAAGGATCAGATGAAGGATGTCATGAACGATGCTGACATTGAAGCAAAAGTTTTAGGAGATACACTTGTAAAGGGAGCTACAAAGTTTAA